GGTCGCGGCGCGCAGCAAGATCCACTGTCGCACCGTCGCTGGCACCGCGGCGCGCTGATCGGCCTCGCTGGCGCTGCTGGGTGCGTAGCCGGCCACGAATCGGGCGCGCACCGTGTTAGCTGCGTCGATGGTCGCCGGCCAGGTGTAGCCCGCAGCAGGCAGCAGCCAGCCACGTTGCCCGTCGCTGTCGGCGTCCAGGTAGTACGCGGCGCCGGGCAGCGTCTGCAGCGCGCCTGCCTCGTCCAGGTACGTCACCGAGGCGACGGACTGAGCGATGGGCAGGCCCAGCTCGAATTCAGCCTCGGGGAAGGCGTCCAGCACGCGCTCCCAGGTCGCCGGCATGATCGCCCGGCCGAGTTCGTGCTCGGCCTCTTGCGTCGCCACGTCGATCAGCATGGTCAGCATGCCGTCTTCGATGGTGATGCTGTCGTCCGCGCGCACTTGCAGGCGCAGCTCCGCCAGCGTCACCGGTTTGAAGGCCGGTGCCGTGATGCGTTTCAGGCTCATCGTTTTCCCGTGCTCGTGTTCGTCGGGCGCCGTCCTGAGACCTGCGCCGGCCGTGATGTCGTCTGCAGTACGCGGCTGCCAGGCGGTGCGGAGTAGGTCACCGCGATGCGCGACACAATCGCCCCGCTCGCTGCAAATCCGCCCGCCAGCATCAAGGGGCCAGCCGCCACAAGATCAAACGGCAACGCCGCGGGCCCGACGATCTCGAAATTGCCGGACGCCCCGAAAGTCGCCGACAGCGCGGCGGTACCGCTGGCGCGATCAATAGACCATCCGGGATTCCCGGACGCGGCGAACGTGCCCGTAAAGGCCGCAGGCGCCGTCTGAGCCAGCGCAAACGACCCGGCCATGACGAAGTCGCCCGAAGCCGCGAAAGTGGCCTCCAGCTGCGGTCCAAGGGTCGGCTGCTCCAGCTCCCAAGGCGATGGCGACGCAGTCTCTGTGCTGGCCCATGCCGCAGTGCCCCAGGCGCCCGGCGCCCATGCGGTGGCGAACCAGGCCGTACCGATGGGCGCGGCCTCTCCGCTGGCCCATGCCGTCCCCCTCCATGCGCCTGGCGCCCACGAACCCGGCGCCCAGGCCCTTACGGCTGGCGGGTCGCTCAGGTTCTGCTGATAGAGGGTCAGCAGCATGGATCAGGAGAAAAAGATGTCCCCGACCACGTCCGCCACCCCCGTCGCCGTTGCGTCAGCGTCCGCGGCGCCGGTCACCACGCTGCGGCTGATGGCCGTGGTAAAGGCGATGCCTTGCGGATAGGCGCAGTACGCTTTGGCGTTCGGCGGGATGCCGATGGTTTGCACGACGCCCGATCCTGCGGTCGCGGATGCGACGTTGTGCAGCTTGACGAAGCGCCAGGATGCCGTCGTGTTGCTCAGGCACCAGCCATAGACGCGACCTGCCGTGGCCTTGATCTGTGCCACGTTGGTCGTCGCCGCACTGACGACGTGATGGCCCGTCATCGCGCCGGTCGCGTTGGCGCGGACTTGCAAGCCGACATCGCCGATGGCGTTGGTGCCGGCCGCGAGGGATCCGGTGCCGATGTTGGCCGTGACGGTACCGCTCACCGGCTGCGTGCCGCTGATCTGGGCCGCAGGGATGGGTTCTGTGGCGTAAGCGCCGGGCTGGATCTGGATGTTCGCAGTGCCCGAGGTCCACGCTGTTGCGCGCACGCGGAACCAGTTCAGGCCGTTGACCGAAAGCTCCCACCCGTAGGCGGGCGCCGCCGCAATCACACCGGAGGTTGTCTCAATGGTGTTCGCGTTGCTGCGAACCGCCTGGATGACGAACCAGTTGCCGTCCGTGCCGTTCGTGCTGTTGAGCGACCCTTCGAACGTGAAGTTCACGCCAGCGAAGGTGCCCGCGACGTACACCATGACGTTGCTCACCCGAGAGACGTTCACGGGAACCGTGCTGGACGCGCTGGTGATCGTCCCTGTCGAAAGCGGGTAGCCCGCCGGCTGGACAGCCACCTTCAAGCGCCCCGCCTCATCGCACTTCAGCGACGTGTAATCGCCGTCAGACCCCGCCGTTGGTGCGTCGGTGTCGGCCCTGATGGCGAGAACGTGGACGCCCGCGTCGCCGCTCGTGTGCGCGGAGTCCTCGGCTCGCACCGTGCCAGCAAGGGCCGCCATCGGGTCGGTGCCGTCCACCGTCTTGCTGCCCTCGGCGCCGGTCACGGACACCACGCGCACAAGCTGCACATTGGCCGTGTCGCCGCTGTAGCTCACCTCGTCGGCTGCGACGAGAGGGCCGCCGGTGCCAGGGTTCAGGGTTACGTTGTCTGCCATGTCGAGTCCTTACGGCGTCCCGCCCCAGTTGGTCGTCTTGCTGCTGCTGGCCTGCACCGGGTCGGCGATGACGTGCGTGATGTTCGCGCCCGGGACACCAGCCACGCCCTCGGCGGCCAGGATCCTGAACTGAGCCGCGATGAAGCTCACCGTCTGCGAGTCCACCGTGATTGCCGACACCACCACCGTGAACCAGGCGCCAACGGTGTAGAAGCCAGCGTCCGCGTTGTTGCTCAGGTCGATGCTGAAGCCGTGGATGCCGGTCAGGCCATCGAAGTCGGTGCCGTCCGTGTCCAGCAGCGTGATCCCGGCGTCGCTGGCGCGCTGGGTCGTGCTGCCGTCCTTGTAGATCTCGATGTCAGTGACCGCCAGGCCGGACGCTGTGATGCTGGCGCCGGTCGCTCCGGCATAGGTCGAGAAGAAGATCGGCAGCGTGTCGCCGGCCGGTACGTGGAAGACTGGGTAGCTCATCGGTTACCTCACGAGGCCGCGACGCAGCCGGGATTGAAGGAGAAGCGGGGAGGTCAGGCCGGCGCCGACGATGGGGCTGCCACCCCCCAAAGTCGGGTCAGCTTGGTTTGCCGTTCCGGTGACGCTGGCGTTGGTGCCGACGCTCGGCGTCGTGCCGCCGCTCAAACTGTTGTAATAGATCAGCGTGGACGCCTGAACCGCAGAAGGCTCGGAAGCGCCCGAGTGCATCGCCGCAAACTCGCTGGCCGTTGGCGATCCATTGCGCCACCAAGCCACGCGGAAAAGATCGCCGTCCCAGTTTCGATCCCCCGCGCTGCGGTTGCCAATGCGAAGCGCCGAACTTGTGCCGCTGTTCGCCGTCCCGCTGGGCGCAGTCTGCTCAGTAACCGACACAGACGATCCGTTGACGTAGATGACTGGATCGTTTGCGCTGCTACTTGGGTCGTAAGTGAAGCCGACAGAGTGCCACCCGGCGCCAGGGTGCGCGGCCCGCCAAAGAGCCGTACTTCCGCTCCAGACGTACTGGAAGACGAGCTCGTTCGATCCGTTATCAATGTAGAACGCGGCCGTTCCGGTCTCTATGTCGAAGTACCGGCCAAACCCGCCGCCGCCGCCGCCGTTCCGGTTTTGGAACAGGAACCCTGCAATCGGCTGAAGCGGCGAAAGATTGACCGTTGCGACGATGACGTCACTACCACTGACGCCGCGAGTTGATCCAAAGCCGCGAGCCATCAGCCGACCTCGTTGGCGAATCGGAGCTTGCCGCTCCAGTTGTCATAGGCCGTGTACGTGGTTTGCATCCAGTAGACGGCGTCATTGGCGCTGTGGCCGGGTGGGCTGACCGGGCGGATGTTGTCTTGGCCGCTGGTGCCGGTAGACAGGTCGCGCACTTTTGCCCAGGTCGCGCCGTTGTCACTGGTGCGCCACTTCTGCATCTCGTAGACGCCAGTGGCGACCTCTGCGCTCAGGTAGACCGCATTCAGGTCGTTGCCGTCGAAGCACGCGCCGCCGGTGTAGAAGGCCTCGCCCGCATAGAGCGACGTGCCGACGCTGCTGCCGCGGATGTCAACCGGCGTCGTGAACGCCGAACCGTCCCAACGCGTGAACATCATGCGGATGTCCGTGCCGTTGTTGTTCGGGTAGCGGCTGAACAAGATCCGCGGCCGGCCGTCGCCGTCGATCTTGATGTCCCAGTTCCACGAGCGCACGCTGCTGCCGCTGTAGACCAGCGTCAGACTGGTCGTGTTGAACGGCAACGTCAGTTGCGTGCCGGCCATGTCGTAGAAGCGCAGTTCGCCGCTGACCCACTCGCAGTAGCCGCAGTAGATGGACGACTGCCCGCTCACCGGGTGCGTGTCGCTCATCAGCAGATAGATCCGGTCGCCGGTCTGCTCTGCGATCAGGTAGGGGATGCCGTTGGACGCCGGCCGCATGTACTCGACCCACGAACCCCACGTCGCGGCGTTGTCGGCGCTCACGTTGAAGTAGTGCCGCCTCGTGCTGCTGTCGATGATGCAGCGCGAGAAGAGGATCACGCGGCCCGACGTCGGCAGGTATCGCGGATTGACATAGACAGTGTTGAAAGGCGTGTTCGGCGTCGTTTGCACAGCGCCCCATGCAGTGACCGAGTCGGCCGACGTGCTGAAGCGGTAACGCACGAACGTGTCGGGGTTCTGGCAATAGAACGCAACCAGTGTGCCGCTCGGCAGACGGATCAGGCCAGGACATACGTGATCGTCCAGACTGCCGGCCGTCGTGATCGTGCCCGTCGTGATCTGCCCGTCGCTGTGACGGTACCGGGCCGCGAGTTGGTTGCCGCTGTTGCCGCCGCCGGCGTTGTAGGTCACGAACGTGAAGCCGTTGGCGGCGATGGCGCGCTCGTCGTTGTACCAAGTCCATCCGCCGTTGGCGACGAAGTCGGCCTCCACAGCAGTAGCGGGCGCCGCCACCACATCCCCGCCAGCATCCACCGTCGCGCTCAACGCAACGGAAGCCGGACGCCTCACCGAGAAAGCCGTCATGTCAGCCGGTGATCTGCAGGCTGAACTGCACGCCGCCGGGGATGCCCACCGAGGTCGTGCCGCTCGGGATCACGTTGTCGGCCACCTGGTAGTCGCCCGTGCCCACTCCCACGCTGCCGCGAATGCGCGAAGCGCCGCCAGACGTGCGGAAGTCGATGAACGCAATCGTGCCGGCCGTGATGCTGGTCGTGTCCGCAGTGATCGCGTTGGACGTTGCCACGCTCGGGCTTGCCACCGTGGCAGCCTGGAACGCGGTGGCGCCAAGCAGCGGCGTGGCCAGCTCGGCGCCGCCGCTGTTCTCCAGGCGAATCTGGCCGCTGTTGAGCAGCGCGCACATGCCGTTCAGCGCTGCGGCGCGCATTTCATTGGCTACGGTCCAGGGCATCGTTGGCCTCCTCTTCAGTGGTCTCGGTCAGGGGCAGCGAGAGCGCGCCCGTCACGGGAATGGTCTTCAGCACGTTGCCGTCGGCATCGCGGCACTCCAGGGCGAAGGCCACGCCGATGCGGGCGGACAGGCCGGCGCTGGGTGTTGGTTGCGTCATTGCTGCTCCTGCTGGCAGAAACGAAAACGCCGCCCGAAGGCGGCGCTTGATGTCTCGGTCAGCTCAAGAATCAGACGGGCGGATTGGCCGTCGGAGCGACCGTCGGGTGACCCAGCACAGCGACTGCAGCCAGCAGCGCAGCCGAGGCGTTGTTCACCGGCGTGATCGTCAGGCGCAGAAAGCGCTGATTGCCGATGTAGCCCAGCTTGCGCGTTTCGTTGTCGTCGTCGAACTGGAAGCCGGCCAGAGCCTCGGTGCCCAGCAGGTCGGCATCCGCCACCGCAGCGGCGCCGGTCATGCCGACGTTGTCGGCCTCCTCCAGCAGCACGGTGAACGTGGCGTCAACGTCGGCAATCGAGCCGGTGGCGATCACGAACGTCACGCTGTCGTAGCCGCGGCGGTCGATCACCTGGCCCACCTGGGCGGTGTTGTCTGCCACGCTCACCGGCGAGAGCACTCGCGCGACGTGGATGTTGTTCATCAGGTCCTTCATGGTCCGTGTCCTTTCAGATGTGGGGGCGTGAAGGCCCTAGCCGCGCAAGGCGGCCGGGGCCGGCTCATCAAGCGCTGAAGCGCAGGAACTTGATGGCCTCGAAGTTCACGACGCCACCGCCGACGCGACGCGTGGTGTAGAACTTCACGTAGGGCTTGGCGGTGAACGGGTCGCGCAGCACGCGGACGCCCATGCGATCCACGATCGTGTAGGCCTCGCGGAAGTCGCCGAAGGCCAGCGACAGCGAGCCGGTGGCCAGGGCGGGCATGTACTGATCCACGCGCGCGGCGTAGCCCAGCAGGCGGTCCGGCTGGCCGGCCTGCAAACTCGGCTCCCACAGGTACCGATCGCTGGTCGACTCTTTCAGCTTGCGGATGGCCGTGCGCACTTCGCGGCGCATCACCCAGGTGGCGTTCTGCAGGTACACGTCCCGGAAGGCGCCCAGCAGGTCCTGCAGCGGGTCGGCCTTCGTGGTGTGGAACGCGCCGTTGGCGCCCGTGTTGATGTGCTCGATCGTGCCCCAGGGGCGGGTATCGTCGTTGGTGGCCGCCGTCGGGTAGTCGGTCATGCCGCGCGGCTGGCCGACGCCGTTGCCGCGCCAGAAGGCCAGACCCTCCAAGCGCGAGAAGCGGTCAGCCACCTTGCCCGACAGCCAGCCCTCAACGTCGACCGAAGCGTCGTCCAGCAGCTTCTGCGTGACGCGCGGCTCGGCGTACATCTCGTGCGCCTCGATTCGGTACTTGCCGACGTTCGGCGTGGCCGTTTCGTTGCGCGGGCTGGTCTCGCCCACCCAGCCGGCGCCGGCCTCGCCGTTGTCGATGATGCCTTCCAGCGCGTCGTTGCTGATCGGCTGCACGGTGGCAAGCTGACGCACGATCGACTGCTCGTACACCTTCGACACGATGCGGCCCACCGTGGGCGTCGGCACCAGGTAGCCGCCGTCCGGGTCGCTGCCGGCCAGCATCGCCTTGCGCTCGTCGGCGTTCAGCATCTCGAGGTTGCCGTGGCGAGCCAGGGCCAGGAAGCCCGACTTGTACTGCGCGTACTGCTCGGGAGAGAACTCGCGGAAGGTCTGACCCTTGGCTTGGGCCTCGGCGCGCAGCGACAGGTTGAAGCTTTTCAGCTCCTTCTCGGCGTCGCCAGCGTCCTTCGAGCCGCCCAGGGCGCCGGGGCGCGCCAGCTTGGTCTCCAGCTCTTCGACTTGGGTCTTCAGCTCGGAGAGCTTGTCCATGTCGGTGCTGATGGTCGCCAGCTTGGCCTCGAGGTCGGCGACGGCCTTGCCGTCGGCCTTCGCCTTGATCAGGGCGTCGTTCGTCTTCTTGAACTCCTCCCAGGCCTGGCCCTGGGCTTCGATCAGGCCCTTGATCTCGGTGATGCCCACCGGCGCATTGGCCAGCATGAGAGCGCCAACGGCGGCCTCGGGGGTGAAGATGGGCGCGCCCATCGCTGCGGCCACCAGGGCGGCCAGGGAGAACAGCGCGGCCACGATGGCCCAGCTGCGATACGTGCGGTTCATGGAAGGTCCTTTCGGAGTGGTTGGGTTACTTCAGGAGGGCCACGTTGCGCTGCAAGACTTCTGCAAGGCTCGCCAGCTCCGTGTCCGCGTCCGCCGCATCTCGCAGGCGCAGCGCGGCCTTGAAGCCGTGACTGATGGCGATCTGCGCCTCCTTGCGACTCAGGCCCGCATCTCGCATGAGCCAAAGTTCAAGGTCGCGCTCGTTGTCGATGGACTTGACGCTGCTGATGCGCGCCTTTCCATTCATCGGGAATGTGACCGGAGAGATTTCGATCAGGTCGATGCGCTTCAGGCGCCGACGGGGCTCGTCGGGCATCGTGCGCGGCGTCGACTCCTTGGCGATGTAGCCGATCGAAAGCCCGGTGATGGCCGGGCGCGGCTTCATCTTGCCCAGCTTGTAGAGCTCCACGCCGCGCTCGGTGTCAGCGAACTCGCCCTCGGTCATCAGGCCCTTGCCGTCCTCGGCCAGGTCGTGCCAGATGCCCACGGGCGTCAGGTCCTGCGAGGTCAAGCCCATGGCGCCGTGCTGAGACAGCATGGCCGGCCACTCCTGCTTGCCGCTGCGCATGTCGGCCAGGAAGCCGGCGAAAGCGCCGGGCTCGATCATGTCGCCGCCCTTGTCGACATTGCCGAACACAGCGCCGTAGCCCTGGAACTTCATGCCGGTCACGGCATCGCCGCCGCCGTCGAACTTGAGTTCGATCAGGCCGCAGTTGGTGTACTCGATCGCCATGTCTGGCTCCTTCAGGTTGCCGGCTCAGAGTCCGGCGTCGGCGCTGGCGCAGGGGCGCGCGGCGCATTGGTGACCACAGGCAGCCGAGATGCGGCCTCGCCCATCGGGTTGAGCTCCTCCAGGCTGCGCACCTCGTCCTGCGTCATCCAGGCGGGCGAACCGCCAGCGCCCAGGGCCTTGCTGTAGTAGTCGGCGCGGTCCTTCATCGTCCCGCGCAGCAGGGCATTGCCCTGGAACTTGGCGTAGACGCCCGCCTCCGCATCGCGCTCGGTCAGCAGGTTGCAGTCGATCGACTGCTCGATGCGCTCCCACCAGGGCGTCATCGTGTGCACAACGTGCGCTTGGAACATGGCCTCGGCGCTGGCGTAGGTCGCTGCCTTGTCGGACTCGTAGACCATGATGGGCAGCACGCCCATCGCGCGGCAGACCTCGGCGATCTGGTGCTTGCGCGTCTCCAGGTGCTGAGCGTCGACGCCGGTCATGGCCGTTTGCAGCCACTTGGCGCCGCGGTCCAAAATCATCGGGGCGCCGCTGTTGTCGCCTGCGTAGTTGTCCTGGAGGAACTTGCGCATCGCCTTGTGCTGCTCAACGTTGAGCGTGCCATCCAACGAGTACGTACCGGTCGAACGCACGCCGGATCGGTGCAGGTTGGCTTGACTGGCCTCGGTGGCCAGCGACAAGCCCACGGCCTCGCGCGCCAGGTCCAGGGCGTCCAGCGCCTCCCAGCCGGACCAGCTCGGGCCCTTCAGGTGCCAGATCATGTCCGCAGGCACGCCGGTCATCGACGTGCCGTCGCGGCCGGCGATGTCGTACACCACCGTGATGCCGTCCGTCAGCAGCCGTGCTTTGACCATGTGCGGCTCGAACGGGATCAGCTCGCGGATCTGGCCGCGCACCACCACCTTGTAGCAGTAGGCCTTGCCCGCCAGCGCCAGGTGCAATCCCAACGTCTCGCGGAACTCAAAAGATGTCTGCCACGGGTTGGGCCTGCGATGCAGCACTCGGAACAGCGGGTGATCCCGGGCCGGCTCCTTCCTTCGGGTTGCGGCGTCCTCTCGGTACAGCTTCAGCGGCACCTGGGCGATGCCCGTGGCGATCACGCGAGTGCACGCCAGCACCGTCGCACAGCGCAAGGCTTCGCGCAGGCCGACGGTTTGCCCTGTCTTGGAGGTGCGGCCGCCGTAGATCTCGCGCCACAGTTCAAGCGTGGCGTTCTTGCGGCGCCAGGGCAGCAGGTCGCCAAGCCTCACGCCGCCACCTCAGCCTCGGTTTCCCAGAAGGACCGGCCGGGCGCCTCGGGATTTAGGCCCATCAACTCAGCGGCATTGAACAACGCCATGACAGGGTCGATCTTCCCGGTCCCGCTCGCAGCCTTGGTCACGATGAACGCGTTTTTCATTTGCTCCACCCTCGCGTTACTCACGCACCAGGCCATCAGGGGCGAGCCCCCATGCACCAGCTCACCCGCGGCGAGCTTGCGCTCGACTTGCACGATGGCGCTCATCAGCCGCCAGCCCTGAGAAATGCCGATCAGCAGATCCTCGGGAACCTCTGCGTCCTCGATGGCCTTCTTGATGACGCCCACTCGCGCAGGGTCCAGGCCGATCTTTGCCAGCAGGCCGGACTGGTGGCACATCACCACGATCTCGACCAACTGCGCCACGTCGTCGGGCAACTCGTCCACGATCACCAGATCGCCGTCAGCCGAGAAGTCACGCATGCGCGAGGCTTCGGACTTGCGGCGCTCCAGTGCGATCGGGCTGCACCATGCCTTGGCCCACGTCAGCCAGCGCCCGGTGACCGTCTCGCGGCCGATCACGGCCAGGCCAAGCAGGTCATCCAGGCCGCCGCCGTCGATGCCGACAGTGACCACCTCGGAGCGGCGCAGCAGCTCGGTCAGGCTCAGGCCGCCAGGGGCTGCAGCGCGCTCCCAGTAGTCGGCGCCGGCCCAGCGGTCGGAGCGGAGGGCCAGGCCGATCTCGACGTTGAGGTGCTTCGCCAGGAAGCCCCTCAGCGACTCCTCGCCGCCTTCTTCTGCCTTGCGGTGCTCCCGCAGCAGGAACTCCTCGTCTACGCTCGCGCCCAGGTTCGGGTTGGTGACGTAGAAGTTCTGCGGCTGCAGGTGCTGCTTGGCCTCCAGCATGGCCGGAGGGAACTCGTACAGCACGGGCAGAAACTGCGGGTCGTGGATCCGGCCGTCTCGCACGCCTCGGGCGTATTGCAGCTTGGACTTGAAGACCCCGGCCGGCGGCTCGTTGCTCTGCGTGCTCAGCCAGATGACGCAGCCCTCGGGCCGGCTCGCCAGGCCGCCAGTGGCCTCGCGCAGCATGTCCTCGGCAGCGGCACGCTTGCCGAACAGCCAGACCTCGTCAATCAGCGTGACGATCCACTTCTTGCCGGCCACCGTGTCGCTGTCCGCGGCCACCACCTGCAGCGTCGCCCGGGTCTGCCGGTGCGTGATCGTGCGGATGTGGTCTTGGACGTGGAACAGCGCCGACAGCTCGGTGTCGGCCTTGATCGCGTCGGCGACGGGCTTGTAGGCGTTGGACGCGACCTCGACTGTCGGCGCCAGGATGCCGAACTCACCAGCCCGGCGCCAGTTCAGCACCAGGAACGCCAGCATGATGAAGCCGGCCGAGGTTGACTTGGTGTTCTTCTTCGAGATGAGGAGGAAGAACTCGCGGATCAGACGCCGGCCGCTGTCGGGATCGTAGGCGCCGAACACTGCCGCGACGAAGTGCCGCAGCCACGGCCGGCTGACCTCGCCGAAAGTCGGGCCGCCGGGCATGTCAACCACGACGAACTGGTCGATCACCGAAAGCGCCGCCTCGGCCTCAGCCGGGAACAGCGGCTCGAACGGGATCAGCGACTGCCGCTCGACAATCCGGCGCTCCCAGTCCGGGCAGGCCGTCGTCCAGGTCGGCTCAGCCACCAGCCTTGCCGCCCACGACCTTCAGCGGCGCCGGCCGCGCGCCGAACTTGCCGGCGGCCACCTTGCCAGCAGCCTCGTCGGCGGCTTCCTTCTTGCCCTTGGGCGCCACCTCCAGGCGGGCCAGCAGCTTGGCGGCCTCGAGCTGGGGCACAGTCGGCACGATCGACCCCTGCATCACCTGGCGCAGGAACTCGACAGCCGATTCTTCGACCACGATGGGCGGCTCTGCGGCCGGCGGCGCGTCCTTGTACTTCGGCGGACGGCCTGCCCCCGGCTTCGGCAGGTGCGAGTTCGCTCGCATGCCCCCGCTTCGACCTTTGACGCCTGCCATTTGCTTTTTCCCTGGACCGGTTTTCGGTCCGCATGGC